CCTCAGGGCCATTGCCCATGCGGCCGCCATAGACGGCATTCCCCATTCGTGCCGAACTGCCCGCCAGCTCGGCGGCACGCGGCACCAGAGATCGCCAGCGGGAACCCGGGCTAGCGGCATTACCCAAGGCTACGATTCGGTCCGCTCTGTAGTTCAGGCTCTCGACCAGGCGCGTCAAATGGCCAGACTCATGCCCGACTTGGGCGATGAAGGCCGCGATTCGCTTGGGCGTGACGACGCCGTACTTGCTCATCGCAGTATTCAAGACACCGACAAAAAGCCCGGCTTGACGGCCAGCGTTCGGGAGGATCAACAGTAGCTGCTGCAGGGTGATAGACATGTTTTCTCCAGGCAAAAAAAACCGCCAAACGGCGGCGGTTTCCTGTTAAACGGGGGGTTCAGTGAGTCACGTCAAAGCTGTAGAACCTTGACCTCCTTGGTTTTTTTCGCCTTCTTGCCCTTGGCCTTGGCCTTGCCCTTTTTGCCGCCATTGCACTCGACGGTGGTGGACCAGCCCGCCTGGGTGAATACCTGCTCAACCGAGTCGACCAGGTACTCACCATCGATGCCGGTTTTGAAGCCGGTAGCGTTTACCGACCGCTCGGCAAACAGGTCGGTACGGCCAGGCATCTCGAGGCGCACACTCGCCGAGGACCGATTGAAGGCAGTCAGCCGCGCCTTGGCCGCCTGTTCCGCTGCGGTTTTGTTCGGGTAGATATGACGGTCTGTATGCACCGCCGGCAGCCCGTCGGGCGCATCCGTGTTGTCCAGGCTGATCAGCTTCAGCTCACCGCTTTTCTTGTCCTGGTGCTTGGTGGCCACCGCTTTGTGCGTGTTGCGATCGCCTAAGCGAAACTGCCACCGACTGACATCGGCGGGCGTGACGGTAACGGCGCCGAAGGTCTTGCCACTCGCACTGGTGCCGCCGTCGCGGGTCATGACAATCAATTTCCCATCGGCCACCTTGGCCGTGCAGTCGTGATGCTTGGCAATGCGGGTGATGAAGTTGAAATCAGACTCGCTGAGCTGGTCAGCCCGGGGCACGTTCGTGGAGACGTTGCACACCGGCGTCCAGCCGTTGCGGGCAGCCACGTCGGCAACGATCTTGGACAGCGGCACGTCTTCCCAGCTACCGCTGCGCACCGTCTTTCCAGTACCGCGCATGTCGCCGGCCTTGCCGCGCACGACGATGGTGTTAGGCGGGCCGGATATCTCGACCTCATCAACCATGTAACGGCCCAGCCGCACGATGGACGTTTCGGCATAGCCTAGGTAGATCTCAATGCCGGCGCCGCGCTTGGGCAGCGCCACGGCGCTGTCGCGGTCATCGATGCGCAACTCGAAGTCGTCAGACTCCATGCCTGGCTTGTCAGTGGTTTTCAGCAATAACAGGCGGTCATTGATCAGCGCGGTAATGTCTTTACCGTCTGCAACGACACGAAAGCGAGGGGTCATGGTTCACCCAGTTACCCCGCCAACGCGGGGGAATGTTGGCGGCCGTTACGCGTAACGGAAGGACAGGGCAGCCAGGCCTGGCTAATCCCAAAGCATCACAAGTTCTTCAGTGGGTGCCGGCATGTCTGGCAGGACGATCACCACACCCGCTCGGTACGGCTGAACCTCATCGGCCAGCCCCTGATTGGCATCGAGCACGGCCTCCACCGTGCCGCCAAGATGGCCGTAATAGTTGTGACAGATGGTGTCCAACAGATCCCCGTCAGACGTTCTGCATATCGTCGCCATAGCGTACAAACTCCATGGTAAAGCCTTGCTTACGTGGGATGCCGCCGCCAAGCAGCGAGCTTTGTTCTTCCTCGACACTGGTCATGCACCAGGTGCCCAGCACGTCGCCGTAGCCGGTGGTCAGCGTCAGCGGCTGCAACTTGCCCCCCAGGGTTCGCAGGGTGTCCAGTTGTTTGATGCCGCCCCTGAAGCCCGGGAAGATGGCGCCCTTCAACGTCAGTTTTTCGTCACCCATACCGATAGCCTGATGCGCCGGTCGACGCGTCAGCCGCTCCTGAGAGGCCCAGCGAAACGCAGACGAACGCCGCAGCTCATCAAAGGCCGCCGTGTCTAGGTTGAAGAAGTACGGCTGTTGTTTCGGATCACGCGGCTGCATGATCATCAGGTGCGGGAAGGGTTTCACCGCCTCCGGCGCCGGTGTGGCATCAGCAGCAAAGGCCCCAGTCGGGAGAATGCCCGACAGCGAGGGGCTGACCTTGCCGGCGATGTTGTTGATCGCCGTCGCCGCCCGCCCCGCCTGTTCCTTCAGAGCCCCCAAGCGCTCATCAATCTGAGACGCCGCCCGGGTGGCTGCGCTGTACACCGAGACCACCTGGCCAACCTTCGCCTGGGCCGCTGTCATCCCACGCATAACGCGCTGAAGCTTTTCGCCAACGGCCGGTCCCACAAACGGAATGCCTTCCAACTCCGAGGCTGCGCCGCTGAGTTCACTGATCGCCCCGTCTACCGGCGCGATCATCCCATCCAGGCTACGGCGGCCAGTCTCACCCGCCGCCGCCAGGGACTTCACGCTTGATTGCAGCTGCTCCATATAGCCCATAAATCCCCCAGGTCAAAGATGCGCTTCGTCGTAAAGCTTGCGGCTTTCCAGCTGCTGAGTGATTTCACGCTGTTGCTGTGCGATGTATGGCTGAAGCTCACGGGCGAGCTGCGCCGGATCCTTCACATCGCCCTGCACGGTCACCTGAATCGGCGCGCTGATATCGACCTTTTGCTCGATCTTCGGCGCCGGCGGTGTCGGCGGTACCGCCATCAGCGACACAGCCGCTGGGGTACTCGAGGCCGGTTGTGACGCCAACGAGCGCACCACATCGCCACCCACCGGCCCTGGCACCTTGACGGCTCCAGGCATCAACAGAGAGCCATCACCTTTAGGCGCGAAAGACGTCGCGATATCGCCTAGCACAGGCGGGATATCTTTGCCGGCATTGACCATCATCAGCGGACCGGCATCGGGCATTTTCTTCAGCCCATCGTCGCCGCCGAAGAAGGACTTACCCAAATATCCGCCCAGAGCGTCGCCACCCAGGCTGCCCAGGTAGGCGCCCAGCAACCCACCGACAACCGTGCCGATTATCGGTACCGCTGAGCCAATCGCCGCACCGGCCGCAGCGCCTGCAAGCGTGCCTGCCAAGCCCCCTGCAGCCTCGCCATAGCCTTCGGCTTTTTCATCGCGGGTCGTGGCGTTGTCATAGGTATCTTTGATCTTGTAACCAGCCTCAATGACCGCCAGGGCCGCAGGCAGCTTGGCGCCCTTGGGTAAGCCCAAACCGCGACCACCCGCCTTGCCGCCCCTCCTACCTTTGCCGCTGCCATCTACACCACCATCCAGGCCGCCCAAGCCACCTGCTGGCAGATTGGTGACGATTACCTTTTGCGGTATGTTCGGATTGCCCATCAGCGAACCACGACCGACGTTCAGCAGGCCCTTGCCGATCTTGAGCGCACTCAGCGCGGCGCCCAACGTAACTGCGCCTGCAGCAACCGCAGCAATCACCGCCGTAACTGGTTGGTACTTGTTGGCCAGGTCAGCCAGCGCATAGCCAACTTTCCCCAGGCCATCCGCGACCTTATCGGTCAAAGGCCGCAAACCATCACCCAGGCTGATCATGGAAGCTTCCATGCCCGCCGTGGCCTCTGCCCATCTGCGGTTGGACGTTTCGCGGGCCTTGGCGGCGTCCGTCTCGATCTTGGTCTTGCCGTCGGTTTTCTCGATCGTGACCATGTCGGCCTTGATCTTGTCGCCGTATTTGATCTGCGCGAGCAAACCCGCACTGGCGCTCTGATCGCTGACGATGTTGGCCAGGCCCGCGGCTTCAGTCAGGGCCACCATGGCCTGCTGTTCCTCGGCGCTGCCGTCCGCCGCCGCCTTGATTTTGGCCTTGAGGGCCTCGATCTTCTTGGCCTTCGCCGGATCCTGACGTTTGATCATTTCCTGACTGAGCATAATGAAGGCGTCAACCGGGTTGGCAGCCTTGCCGCTTTTCGTCGCAGCCAGGATCGAGCCGGCCAGGTCATAACCTTCCTTGGCAAAGCGCTCCTGGCTGGTACTGCTGATCACCGCGTTCAACAGATTGTTCATGTTGGTTGCAGCGGCCGCAGAATCCTGAGTTTGCGAGTATTGCGACTGCAAACTGGCCCCCAGAAAGCGCACCGCCTCCGGGCCTTCCATGCCCAGGCGCTTGATGTTACCGAGCATGGACGGCAGATACCGAGCCATGTCCTTGGGACCGAAGGCGCCGATATCCCCCGCTGCAGCGACCTGGCCCAGCATGCCGGCCATGTCCTCTTTCTTAACCCCGGCCTCCTTGAACGAGTTGATCAAGGTGGCAATGGTTTCGGCTTCCATGCCCTGCCCATCGATCAGATCGGCAATCTGGCCGGCATAGGCACTGGCTTCCTGCCAATCAACACCCTTTTCGATCAGGCCACCCACCGCCTTGGCGAGCAGTTGACGGCTCATGCCCTTGTCGTCCGCAATGGTCGAGACCATCGCAGTCATCTTGCCTTCGTCATCGGTGCCGGCTGTGTGCGCCCACAGCGACATCTGACGCATCTGCGCCTGGTAGTCGCCGGATATCTTGGTGGGAATAGCGACCGCCGCTGACAGCGCCGTGGCCTGACCGAGCGAACTTTTCAGCCCGTCCTTACCCTGTTTGATTTGAGTATGACCGAGCGCCTTAAGCTCGGCCCCACGGGCCACCTGGCCCAGTTTCTGGTATTCGTTACGCAACTTCCCGACCTCAACACCCTGATCCTTGAGGGTTCTAAGATTGGATTCAAGTTTTTTCAGTAGGCCATCTGCAGAGGCAGAGCCGGTGTCATGGGCTTTTTTCCACTCATCACGCAGGCGAATGGTGTCGCCAATGGTGCTTTGCAGTACCCGGGCTTTGGTGCCCTGATCACTGAGTTTCTTGATTCGCCCTTCAACGTCCTTGAAGGCCGCGCCAACGGTTGAACTGATAGCGCCACCGATGACTACGCCAAGCGCCAGGTTGTTCGCCATGGGGGGTCACTCCAAAAAGGTCCAGGCGGCTCACTCCTTGAGCCACCAGATCATCGTCGAGAAAGACATGGCTTCGATTTCGCTGGCCGAGAAAGACATTTCCCGGGCCAGCCGCTGAGCCAGCTTCCTCTGTATTTCTTCGTTAAACCCGGTCTTCGCGCACCAGGCGAAAATAGGCGGCCTGCAGGCGCTTGTAATCACGCACGCTCAGTTCCCCCAGATCATTTTGGCCTGCATCCGTCAGGCTAGCGAACAGGATCATTTCGCTTTGTTCCTCATCGTCCGGGGCGGCCTTGGTCGCGGCACGAACCTCGCGAACGGTTGGGGAACGCATGGTCAACTGATCAGTTTCGACCTGATTGACCTTGACGATTTTGGACAGTTTGATGGTTGCCGAGTCAGCGGTGATCGTCAGCCATTCCGGGATTTTGTTGATGTCTTGAGGCATGGGTATTTTCCTTAAAGGCCGAGGTCGCGGCGAACAGCTGCCAGTTGGTCAACGCCGTTGATAACGCGGACCGCGTTAACAGGATCGATTTCAAACATACGCACGCCAGCGACTTCCAGCTTGTAGTAACTGACGCTGACGGCGTACTTGAATTCAGCGTCGCCGCCCGGCTTCCACTCACCTGGGTCCAGCTCTGAGACCATCCCGCGAAGGGTGGCGACCACTGCAGTAGTTGCCCCCTTCTGTCCCTTGAACGAGCCGCGGAAAACGGCGTTGAACGCGGTCTGATCCGCCAAGCCGAAAAACTTCATCGACTCACGGCGCACGCCCTTGGTGCTGAAAGACGCCTCCAGCTTTTCCATGCCCTGGTCCATATCGATGGGGGCATCCATGCCACCGCCCTGATACTCGCCGGTTTTGATCTTCAGCTTGGGCAAGCTCAAGGTGGGCACGTCGCCGGCGAAGCTCATGCCGTCGACAAACATGTTCATCATGAACAGCGTTTGGGGAATCATGGACATTGCGAAGCCTCCTTAGGCTTTGTTTTCGATGACTTCGGTGATCCACTGATTCGTGACTTCAACGAGGAAAGTAGGGTTTTCAGCCGGCGGCACGTCGGTGAAGCGGATGCGCCAAAAAACCTTGCCCTGCTCCAGCTGGCTGGCCGTGTTCAGCTCATCGTCCGGGAACACTTCGAAGTTGATCACCGCGCCCTGCTTTTTCAGGTCGCGCATGAAGTTCTCCAGGCCTTCGGTCACATCACTGACGTAGGTCTTGGTGATCGAGCGGTCAACCGCCCACTTGTGCCCGTAGAGGATCGCGTCCATGACGATGTCCTGGGTGCGCACACGCGTCACGAAGGCCCACTTTGGATCGCTGGAACAGGTGCGGTTGCCCCACAGGCGGTAGCCGTCGTCACGGATAATCGTGGTGATGTTCGCGTTGTTGAGCAGGTTGGCCCGGCACGTCGCGTCACCGTCGAGGAATTCGATAGGCCGCGTGGTGCCGGTGATGCCGACAAACTCCTTGTTCGACGGCGAGGCCCAGAAGCCGTATTCGTTATCGGTCCAGGCAAACAGACCCGCCACCCAGGCCGAGGCCGGCGCATCAACGGTTTCGCTGAGGACGGTGTCCCAGGTCTGAACACCCGGATCGACTAGAAAAACGCGCTTACTACCGAAGTTTTCGGCGTAGGCAATGGCCGCCTCATCGGTGGTGTTAGGGCCATCAACAATGGCCAGGCCGCGCAACTTGCCGGCGAGTGCATCCATCGACGTGGCGACCGCCTGGATCGCGCTGTGACCTGGGGCAATCAGCAAACGGGGCTGAGCATTGAACCGGCTCTTACCGTCCAACAGCGCCTGCATACCGGTGCGCTGACCGTCCGCCAGAACGCCGCCGATGATGGCCGAGGTCTGCAAGGCAGGGGTTGCCAGCTTCTCGACACCGCACGCCACGATCACCGCCTTGGCCCGCATGTAGATCGCCTTGATCGACTTGGTGATCGCCGCGTCCTCACCCCAGGCTGCCACCGCTTCGCTTTCGCGAGTGATCAGCAGCACCTGGTTAGGCTTGGCGGTTACCTTCGGCCCTGAGGTAAAGGTGTCGCACAGACCGATGATCGAGGACGACGGCAGCGAGACAATGCGCGCGCCGGTGTCCACGTTGGTGACGGTCACACCGTGAAAGAAACTCATAGGGCAATCTCCAGAAACGAAAAAGCCCCGCATAAGCGAGGCCGTGGGTTGTTCGTGTTACGCGTAACGGAAAAGAAAACGCCCCGTCAGTGCGGGGCGTTATTCGGTTTGGTCGGCGATCCAGGCCGGCGCTACGGGACGATGATCAAGAGCCGGGAAGTCCGGCGATTGCGGCCAGTCGCGCAGATCCTGCATGTAGTGCAACAGCTCCGTGAACTGCTCGCCGGTCAGGGTTGTGTCTACCGAAATTTCCAACTGATCACGGTGACGCTCGCGCAACCACATTAGGCTGGCCAGCTCCCCGTCACGCCATGAACGCTCGGCATCAATATCAAAACCAACCGAAAGCAACGGGACATAGACCTCAGAAAATACCTCGCCGGGCAACAGCTCCTCAGGCCCACCAATAGACCGACAGCGGTAAACGCCGTCATTACGAACAGCAAAACTCATAACCCATCCTCCCAGCCCATGACCTGCGCCACAGCAGTCGCAGCGGTCGCGCAAAACAGGAAGCTCATGCGCCGCAAAATGAACTCGCCCTGCGCAGTAGGCACAGGACCAGAGGCGTTATAACCACCCGCAAACGGGAACCCGTTCAACTGCGCCGGGCTCAGGTAGCCAGTTCCCGGAGTTGAGGCGAAGGCCCCCTCAGGCGCAAAGCCCACGTAGCCCCCCGTACACCCGGCAACCAACGAAACCTTACGGGCCGTTGGCGGCACAAGGTTCGCGAGCGACACAGACACTGGCGCACTTGCTACGCCCGAAACGGCCACGGGGTAGTTGACCGTATTCGAACCAGCAGTCGGATCAAATAGGACAATATTGTCGAGTTGCGTATAAGCACACGGCACTCCGTTCGCCCCCGTCAGAAACATGCCTACGCGCGCCTTTGACGTGTATCCAGCAGGCAGCACCGGCTCAAAGACGAAACGCAAAGACGCCGCCGCAGTCGTAGTCAGCGCCAGGGCGCTCACGTTGATTTGAGACGGCGAATCAATGCTTTCCACAACCGAGCCGGCAGGGAATGCCGAACTAGACAACTGCATCCCAACACGCAGTGACGCGGTACTGGGCAAACCGGTAACAACCGCAGAACCCGCAGTGGTTGCACCCGTCAGCACAGGGCACAGCGAAGCGATGAACGCCTGGGCCTGACCATTGATAGCCCACAACGAGTAAAAGCTCGACGCCGCCAACACCCCGCTATCCAAGCCATTGGCTCCGACAGTAGCCAGATTGATCGCAGCAGAAAGGCCGCTGATACGACGCGCTACACCGGCTCCGTCTTTGACAATCACCTGATCAACGCGGGCCGAGATAAGCGAGCCGACGCCGGGCGCAGAGATCAGGATTCCCCGGTAAGCGCCTTGAATCGAAAGATTCCGGGTTTTCTCGACTTCGCTGGCCAGGGCCGCAACGTCGATATTTCCCTGATTGATCGGCGCGTTCCAAGCCTTGATGCACCACATCACCGCCAAGCTACGCGAGCGGGTTTCCGATCCAACACGAGGCACGCCGTTCACGCCATCACTTACGAACGCGCCCGTTAAGTTACGGGGTCTTGTGCTCGGAGTGACTGAGCCCATCGGCGGGCCCCACGCTGGATCACCAGCGCCGCCATCATCGTTACCCCAGGATGTGCTGGCCTTACCCCGCATCGACTCCATGCGGAAGCCTTGCAGACTATCGAGCTGCATAGAGCCAATTGCGCGCCCGGCATCCACCCCGCGCCCATGGTCCCAGCCCCGCAGGAATTCACCGCGCGACTCGGGCAAACGGAAATTACCAGCCCCCTCGTCGCCCTTGTTGAAAACGCCGCCCAGGAACGTCGCCAGGTCTGGATACGTCGCGACGCTTTTGACGCTACCGTCCAGCTCCAGAAAGCCCGGGGCTACCTTGTCCACGGGAAAACCGATCATCGAGCCCACCGGCAACGCCGAGGCCTGGGCGATCATCGCCTCGATTTGGTCTTTCGTGTAGGTATCGGTAATGCCATGGCCCGCCAGCGTGGTCGGGTTAGTACCTGCAATCACCCGGCCGTACTTGTCGACGGTGACATTGGCGTAAGAGCCTGCACTGATTCCGGTGCGCCCCACGGCCATTTCAAAGGCCAGTGCGGTAGTGCCCAGGACAATCGGCGCATCCGTCACCAGTTGCCATACGCTGTCACCGTTAGCGGTGCCGGTTTCGACACTGACAAACAGGCCCGGCGTCACCTCGACGCTGCTGTCTGCGTCCTGGGTGCGCTTCCACACGCCGGTCGAAGAAACCACGTACAGACCGTTTTCCTTGGCGGCCGTCTGATTCTTCACCAGCACGCGCGCATCCGCCGGCAACAGAACGCCGTCAATGGTCTGCACGCCGCTCAAGGAGATGTTGGCCGTGGTGGCCACCAACACAGAATGCTTGAAGTCCATTTTTGCCATGGCTTCAACAATCTGAGTATCAACGTATTCTCGGGTCGACAGGACAATCGCCGGGTCAATCTTCAGCAAGACTCTCGCAGTATTCGCGACGATGAAATTCATCCGAATGATTTGGGTCTTGCCGGTCCCCTGCACAAGCAAAGGCTTGAAGCTCGGTGCGCAGTTGGCCACCGCCACCAGGTCGCCATCGGCGTCATACAGACCGATTTCCCGGATCCACTTACCGCCCACGTCGGCCGGAATCACCTGCTCGGTGATGATGATGTTCGGATTGGCCGGATCGGTTCGCACCTGATTAACCGCCGCGCGGCGCCATTCGTTGATCAGGCGCGTTTGCGCGCGGTTGGGGATTGGGTCGGTGCCGTTGGCATCACCCACGCCCATTTGGGCGAAGGTCCAGGGCTGGCCCAGGGCGGTAGCGTTTGCCTGTTTCGCCTCCCCCACTGCCGTGAGAATGGCGAAGAACTGACTATTCTGATCAATCATGGGTACACGTCCAGGGTGTCAATTTCATCAATACACATGACCAGCCCATAAGTGCCGGTCACCTCTATATCGCGGGGGGTTGGTGGGTAAA